TGGCGGCGGCCTCCATGACCTGCAGATCTTCGAGCAGCGAACGCTGATCTTCTATCCCATACAGCTTAAGCACCCACGCCACGGCTGCATAGTCCAGTCCGATCACGCCACCCATTGACGTGCGCCATTGGGTTTGCACGCGAAGGAACATCTCCACGGTCGGCCAGTTCTCAGGCGAGACGCCAAAGTCTTCATCCGGTGCTGCCGGCAAATCTGGCAAGGCAATGCCCATGGCCGCGGCATCAGCGGCGGTTTCGTCAACGACGCTCCCGCCCGCCCAATGCTCAGCGGCCTCTATCAGTTTTTTCGCTTGGCTCCCTGCAGGCTCTCGAAATAAGCCAGCGTGATCGCGCCTGCCAGCATCGGCACATCAAGCAACTGCTCGAGCGCCTTCTGGCTGAACGGCACGTCTTTGCCATCGCCGTCTGTGACGCCAGACCAACCGATCAGGACCTCAGCCGCCAGATCGGCGTCCGTGATCTCTTCGGCTTTAATCTGTGCGCCAATCTCAGTGATCCTTGATTGGCTCAGACGACGGAACTCCCCATCGAAGGTCTGCCGTTGCATACGGCCACCATCGACAGGGATGTCGAACGCGATCGGCCACGAGTAGGTGTCTGACTGCTTGAGAACGAAAGCCAAGGTCAGGTAAAAGCAAGACTCAGCTCATCATTGCCCGAACTGGTCGGAACTGCAATGAAGGGCATGTTCAGCATCTGCACACCGTCCTGATCCGAGTAGGTCAGGTTGCCCAGGTCCGACTGAGCTGTGGTCACCGTGCACCTGTTGCCGGCACTGGTGCCGTGCTGGAAGGTGATGCTGCCAGTGCTGCTGCCAGTGGCGATGGTAAAGAAGTCCTTCGCCGCAATGGTCGGCGCTTCGATCACGATCGTGCCGCTGGGTGCGCGGTTGGTGATCAGGATCTCCTTGCTGCAGCCCACCAGTTCGCGATAGATCACGTCGTTGGCGATGCTGAAGTTGTAGCTCTGCAGGCAGCCGCTGTAGGAGAACGCCGAGAAGCTGACCGTGTTGCCCTCTTTGAACAACAGCGGCGTGGCCTGGTTGGCGTAGGTGGGGGTGGGCAGTGTCTCGTCTGTGGGCGCGTTGTAGATGCCCGTCATGGTGAAGCTGATCACCGGGATCTGACCGACTTCGCCGGTGATCTCAAAAGTGCCACGACAGCCGGTCAGCTTGTGACGGATGCCATCCTCGTGATAGTGAATCGTGCAGCTCTCAAAGCCAGCGCTCTCGGGCGCGTAGGTGGCGCTGGTGCTGGTGACCAGCGTCTCGCTCAGGCCACAACTGCGGAGCACCGGACCATAAGCAGGGGCGGTACCAGCAGTGCCGGAGCCAGCCAGCTCCACTTCAAAGCTCACCTCAACGCGGGTCTGCGCCAGCAGCTGATCGGCTTGCCCCATGTAAGGACGCACCAGATCGCGGTTCACCGTCTCGGCTACCAGTGGCTGGATCTCAAGGTTGCGCACCAGGATGGCGTTGCTCGAGCCGGTCGGGCTGGAGTCGGTGCCGTAGGTGGTCTCAATCTTCGCCAGGATCAAGCGCCGGCGGGTCAGAACTGATGCCATTGGGGGCTACCTCAGGAGTTGGATGGGGAGCCGGCTGGGTCCGCTCGACGAGCTGTCGCTTGCCGGTTTTGGGATTGACCAGATAGCTGCCGCCCTGGCCTTTGTGTTCGTCCACCATCGTAGCCACTATGTTGTGGCCAGATTAGCGACGCTCGTGCGATAGCGCACGAGGTAATCGCAACTGATCACGCCGGCTGGCTGATCAGCTTCGACCATTTCAAAGTTCACGCCCTGCGGTTGTATGTCGATCGCGTAGCCGCCAAGGGTCAGATCTGCCATCAGCTTGCTGTGCAGGCTCTCAATCGTGGCATCAGCCACCTGGTCGGGGATGTTGCCGCGCACGATCACCGCGATCCGCACCGTCAGCGACCAGTCCAATCTCGGCAAGCTGGTCAGCTGTTCTGCACTGTCGCTGATCGGCTCGATCACCAGCGCCGGGGTTTCGCCTCTTGTGAGCGGCTCAACGCGGCTGCGGTAGATCCGCGTGCTCACGCCGGTAGTCCCCGCCAGCGTGGACGCGATAGCTGCCAGGATCGTCTCGCGGCGGGTCGTCATGCTGAGGCCACCTGGGTCACGGTGCAAATGATGCCAGGGATGCCCGGATGCGCGAACGGGCTCGTCTCGGCTGCCTCTGCATGGATGTATGCAGCTGCGTTGCTGGTCGCCCAGATCAGCTCGATGTAATCCGCTGTTGTCAGCCTGAGCACGAAGTTGACCGTTCCGATCACATTGCCGTCGATAGCGCCATGCCTGGCAATGATGCTGAACCTGCTGTCGCTATCGGCCACATCACCGCTGGCGCCGCTGTCGTTCTTGCGCAACCAGACGTTGATGTCATGAATGCTCGAGTCAGTATTGCTGAACTGGATCGAGAACGTGAAGCTGTAGATGCCAGGGTGGTCAACCGTGATGCGGCTGTTTGAGATGACCTTGATCCCGCGGTTGTCTAGGTCGTTCTTGCGCAGCAGGATCGGTGTTGGCGTGTTTGCCGTAGCCGTCTGCGAAGTTGTATCCCAGAAAGACCCCCAGTAACCAGGATTGCCGAAATAAGGCAAGCCAGACCATGCAGTCCGACCATCTCCGATCTTCAAGTTCTCGGTCTCGCTTTCAACGCCAGGCTCGCCGGCCAGCAGCACCGGGTTCTGTGCCGTCCATGCGTTGCGGGTGTTGATCTTAAAAGGACCGCTCATGTCTTTTGCAATCCGAGTTGAACGATCTTGCCGTCATCCATCAGCATCACCTCCCGCACCGTATAGGCCACAGCATCGACCGTGATCGAACTGCCGCGGGTCAGTGTGCCAAAGTCAGAAGCCTTGGCAGTCAGTGTGTAGTCAGTGCTGAGCACCATGCCATTGGCCAGCACCTGACTGGGCATGTCAAGGATGCCCAGAGCGGTAACGGCGCCAGCTGTGCAGCTGACGCCGAAGTCCGCCAGGAAGATTCCGAGATCCTCCGTAAAGGCCATCAGCTGTACTTTTTAGAGCCGAGGCCGACGATCGTCACAGCGCCGGCACCAGTGCCGCCTGCAACTGTCACCACTGCCTTGATGAATCGCTTCATGTTGTCAGAGTTGACAGCGATCTTCTGAACCGATGCGGTGTTGGCGGCAGTGACGGTGAACGCGCCGCCGGTCACGTCGGTGTAAGTGCCACCAGACGTGTCGGATTCGGTCAGCTTGCCGAGGTAGGTGATGCTGGCGCCGCCGGCTTCAGCGCAAAGAATGACGGCGATGTCGCCTTCATAATCCACCAAGTCGATGGCGGTGCTGGCGGTGACAGTAGCTGTCACCACATCATTGGGCAGGAAGTTAAGAACCTCAGTTTTGGTCCCAAGATTGTGAATGGTCATGGCTTACTCCTCCGTCTAGGAAGTTGGGGTTTTGATGCAGGTTCAGGCTTGATTGCCTCAACCGTTTCGACTGCGGACTTGACAGTCTCGATTGCTTTGCCGATGCCGATCAGTAGCTTGGCGTCGGTAGAAGATGCCTCAAGGACATCTCCTACACGAACCACCTGCCCTGCCAGCATTGTTTGCCGTAGGACCTTGATCAACATGATCAGAGGGTATCAGCGCCGCGGCTGAAGGACTCAGGATGACGGACGGCGATGTCGACGTCCTGCATTGCGACCACGCGGACGGTGCCGCTGGTGCTGTTGCTGTAGGGATCGACCATGATGTCGAGACCGCTGAAGTAGCCGATGATCAGGTCGGCAAAGTTGCCGAACCACAGATCGCCAGCTGCCACTTGGTTGGACAGGACGCCGCGGTAACCGTTGACCTCGTTGCCCTCCATCACGAAAAGGCCGGAGCCTGTATCTTTCTTGGTGGTCTTGAGGCCGCCGCGCATCGCAGCGTTCATCAGATAGACCGGGCTGCCGAGCAGTGCGTTGGCGGTTGCCACGTCGCTCTCGAGTGCCACCACTTCCTCGAAGGTGGGGGCAGCAGCGGCGAAGTTCTCAGTCCCGATGCCGGTGGTCAGCTTCAGGCCAAGGGGCTCACTGTTGCTGCCGGTGCCGTACAGACCAGCCAGGTCGATCTTCAGGGCAAGAACGCGAGCCAGGTCGTTGCGGACCATGTTCTCAACGTCGATGCTGGACTGCAGCATCAGGCGACGGCTGTAGTCAGTGAAGGCTGCAACAGTCTTGGGGGTCAGGCTGACCTGATCAACGGTCTGCTGGCTCTCGGTGGGCGAGCCGCTCTCAGCCACCCAGTAGGCAGTGGCAGCACCCGACTGGCGGGGAATGGCCACGTTGCCGGTCAGGCCGGTCAGCACGGTGGCGCCAGCTTGATCCAGAGCGGAAGCGTTGCGCAGCAGGTCGATGAAGCTGCCGGCATCCAGGTCAGTGGCGACCAGGTTGCCACCGGCAGTAGCAGTGCCGACGTTCAGGTCACGACGCAGCACATCCTGAGGGATGGTGATGCCACGGGACTGACGGCCGAGCTTGGCAGCAGCAGCTTCAGAGGCTTCGATCTCGAACGCAGCAGCCTCACGGGCAGAGCGGTCGGTCGGGTTAGACAGATAGTTGATGGCGCGAAGGAAAGAGAAGCTGCGGCTCTCCTTTTCGCTGAGGCCAAGGTCGGCGGCCTGCATGGTCACGGGCTCCTGGTGAATGTTGAGCTTGTCGAGCACAGCAGCGCGAGCCTCGTCGATTGAACGACCAGACTCGACCAACTGCCGGCCCAGGTCTGCCATGCCGTGCTTGTCGCACAGGGCAGTGATGTCCGAGATGCGGGACCGTTCGGCCTGAGCGGCCTCGGCCTGCACCACGGCCAGATCAGGGGTGGCGTTTTCCATTGAAGGAATAGGATCAGGGGATGGTGCTGCCGAAGCAGCAGGGGTGTCGGCCTCAAAAGATCGGCCAATCCCAACACCGGGGTCAGCCGGCACTGAGACGACGCTGATCTCATAAGGAGACCAGGCAGTTGCGACAAAGTCGCCGCTGCCTCGTTCTTCCATTTTGTCGATGGAATAGCCGAAGGACACATTCCGTAGAACGCCGTCCTTCACATCGCTCAGGATCTCCTGCGCGAAGGCGTTGCGGCTGAACCGCACACGGGCATACCCGCGACGGCGTTTGCCGTCGATGTACGCCCGCTCAACCACGCCGATCACCTTGTCAGGATTGTGGTTGAACAGCAGCGGCGCGCCATCGTTCAGCCGGCTCAGATTGGCCGCATCGGCCTCGTGGCTCAGGATCTCGTTGCCGAAGTAACGCGCAACGGGGAACTCAGAGCTGAACGGGAACTCATAGGTGCGATCCTGCACCTCGTCGAAGGTGGTCAGCTCTGCCCGCTGATACTTGCCCTCAAGGCTGCGCAGCGCAGAGATCTTGGTCAGCGTAGAGAACTTGTGGCCCACCAGCACCTCAGTCGGCTCCCAGCCTTCATCGCCTTCGCGGTAGATGCGGATCAGGGCAGCCGGATCCTCAGGCGTTGCATCAATACTGAAC